CTCGGCCGGCCTGGTCGACTGCGTGGCCGTGCCGGTCAAGCAGATCCGGTGGAAGCGTCTGGACGGCGCGCTGACGCCGCTCCAATACACCGGCCGCATCGTCGTGGGCGGAAACGGTTATGTGCAACTGAACCCCGTTACCTACAGCTACATGCCGCTCCAGACCAACGACGATTCGCCGTACGCGATCCCGCCGTTTCTCGCGATGGTCCGGAACGTCGAGGTGCAGCTCGATGCCACGGCCAACATCAGCAGCATCATACGAAAGATGGGGCTCCTAGGTTTCATCGACGTGCAGTTGGAGATCCCGGACCAGAAGGCTGGCGAAGGCGACGAGGCGTACAGGACCCGCCTCACCAAGCGCCTCCAGGACTATGCCGCGGCCTACCGGAAGAACCTGGCCAGGGGGGTCTCGGTCCACTACACCGACCAGACCATCAAGCATAACGCGACCAACGCCGGCACCGCGGCCGGGGCCAAGGCGATCTGGGAGATAAACGAGGAGCAGATCTTCAGCGCGCTCGATATTCCACCGTCCATGTGTGGGCGCTCCTACAGCACGACGGAGACTTACGCCGATGTGGACTTTAAACGCCTCAGCACCAAGCTGATCAATGCCCGGCGCATGATCAAGCGCTTCCTGGAGAAGGGTTATACGCTCGATCTGGCGCTCGTGGGGATCGACGCCGCAGTCTCGGTTTCGTTCAACGAGCACAACGCCTTCCAGCAGAAGGAACGGGAAGAGGCCGAGGGGAAACGGATCGAGAACGTCATGACAAAACGGGACGGCGGCATCATCAATGACGATGAGGCGGCCAGGGAGCTTGGTTACGAGAAGGCGACCGGCAGGCTGCCGGCGGATCAGGCCCACGACGGGTTCTTCGGAAGCCACGCTGTGACGTTCGTGTTTGACCGCAAGGTGGGCCGATACGCGCATGTCCCCGAGAGGATCATCCTGGAGACGCCCGACGACGACAGGCGCGATCAGAGTTACATGGCCGCCCTGGAGAGCGTCCTGGAGGGTCCGGAACAGGCGGCGATCGACGCCGGGATCTCCGCGGGCGAGACCTTTGTCAGCGATGCGAACCGCGGCAAAGCCATGCGGGATCCGGAAGGCTTTGCGCTCAGCGTCTACACGGCTTTTGCCTCTGCCTTTCGCGCAGAGATCGCCAAGACGGCGGTGATGCGGATCTGCCAGCGGTTCATCAACGACGAGTGGCAGCGGTGGCGCTATGAGGACCGGAATCACCTGAACGCCGCGCGAAAACGTCAACGGTTCGCCGGCGCGATCGACATCGCCCTCGTGGACAAGAACGCTCTGCGCTACCTGACGCAGATCGAGGACTTCTACATCGGCAAGGGGAATTATCTGGCCAACAATGAGACCGTCGGCAAGCAGTTCATATCCTGGCTCCAGGATGAATACATCGACAAGGGGCTGAACATCCGTGACGCGGCGACCTGGGATGAATTCTCGCGGGCCTTCTCCGGCCTGGTCAAGGAAACCGCCTTCCAGAAGATCGAGCAGCTCGTGTCCACCACCATGGCCCGGATACAGAACATGGGACAGACCCTGTCGCTCTACGAGGCGGGGATCAAACGCTATGAGATCGTGGGGCCGCGCACGGCGCCTGCCTGCAAGCATTGCCTGGGCATGCTCGGGCGACAGTTCGAGGTGCGGGTGGCCGCCACGAGGCTGGCCAATATCCTCGGGAAGGGGTTTGAACAGCCGGCCGATCTGCCGCCGTTTCTGACCTCATCGTACAGCCCCGAGCAGATCGAGAAGATGTCGGATGTCGAGTTGCAGGCGGCCGGATTCGAGACACCCCCCTTCCACCCGAAGTGCCGGCACCGGAAGGCGGCGGTCGGCTGATCGGGAAAACGGCCCAAAACGGCCTAAAAGGGGTGGAAGACGGCCCGATATCCGTCTCGGAGAGCGATCGGCGGTTTATAAACTCATCTAAACTCATTTGCCGCGATTCTGGGCGGCTATCAGGAGGGCAAAAATGGACAGCCAGAAGAAAAAAGGCTTCGAAGTCATCCGGGAGGGTTTGGCCAAGGCCAGGTTCGGGGGGGTATTTTCCGGAGGGGTCATCCCGGGTCAAGCCACCCCGCTTTCCCTGGCGGCGATCGAGAATAACGCGGGCCTCGATCCGGCTGAATATTACGTCACCGCCTGCCGGCTTCTTTCCGCCGCGGTCACCCCGTACCGGAAGTTCGACTTCAGCAAGGAGGGGGTCCTGAAAACTGCGGTGCCGCTCTTCGATGGCCTCACCCTTTACGCCAACCACGATGCGGACGTGAACGACTGGAAGGGCATGGTCCAGGAGCCCGTCTGGGACGATGCGAATCAGCCGCCCGGCATCAACGCGAAGGCGGTCTTCGACCGCACGGTAGATCCGAAGCTGGTGCGCGGCGTCGAGACGCGGGCCCTCCGGGCGTTTTCCGTCACGATCTGGTTCGAATACGTCCGGTCCCATCCGGACCTGGCGTATTTCTATGACCGCCTGGGGGAGGTCATCGACGGGCAGATGGTCCGCTTCATCGTGACGAAAATCGTCAAGGCGGGGGAGGTTTCGGTCGTCTGGGAAGGCGAGGACCCCTTTGCGAAGGCTTTCAGCGCCGGCGGGGCTGCCGGGGAAGATCATAAACACCAATCAGGAGGAATCGAGATGAAATTGAACGCAACAGCGCTTGGCCTCCTCGGGATCGCCGCCGGCACGGAGCTGACGGAATCGCTCATCGAGGGGAAAATCAGCGAGGTCGTCACTGGCCTCAAAACCGAAATCGAGGACCTGAAGCCGGATGCCGCCCTGGGCAAGCAGCTCCTCGCCGACACGCGGCAGCGGGCTGTCACGCTTTACAAGGCGCTCAAGGGAGACAAGTTTCAGCAGGCGTTTGTCGACGGCGTGATCAGCAAGGCAGATCTGGCCACGGCCAGGGCCCTCATCTCCGAGTATGAGGCGGAGGTGGAAAAGGGCATACCCCTCACCTGCCCCAAGTGCGGGGAGAAGCTGTCCCGCCGGTCATCGATGGCCGCCGATCCGGGGGACTCGCCGGCCGACGGTAAGGGCAAGAGAGCGGCGGACTACAAGCTGTAGCGCGTTGGTCGATCGGACAAGAGCGCTCCTACACAAAAGAACAACGGAGGTTTGATATGGGATGGGAAACATTGGTGGATGTAGATTTTGACGGGATCGGCGCTGTGGATATTACCCTGAAATTGGCCTCGGGTCTCCTGGCGACCGCTGAGGGCAAAGTGGGGAAGATCTCCGCCGACAAGACCATCGGCCTGTGCTCCGCGGAAGATATTTTTTACGGCGTCATCAAAAAGGTGGATCCGGCCGGAGACGTGGCCGCCGTGCAGCACAAGGGCTTCAAGGTGGTCGCCTATACCGGGTCCCCGAATCTCGGCTATCAGGAGCTGGTGGCAAACGGCGCGGGCGGTGTGAAGCCGCCGGCCACGTCGGTGGGGACGAAGGCGACCCTCACGACAGGCGCCGCGGAAGACGACAACGCCATCCTCTTCACGGCGGTCAAGTACGGCAAGGCCGAGGAGGACATCAGCATCGAGCTGCGCGATCCGGAGGGCAACGATCAGGCGCTGGCGGTGGATGTGGTGGGCCGGGACATCATCGTCAGCCTCGCCACGGGAGTGGCCGGGGCGATCACGTCGACCGCGGCCGAGGTCATCGCGGCCATCGCGGACAGCCCTGCGGCCGATCTCGTCACGGCGGCGAACGCCGGGGATAGCACCGGGGAAGGCGTGGTGGAGGCCGAGGCCTCTGCCGATCTGGCCGGAGGGGTGGATCCGAGCGCCAGCGTGGGCCGCAAGGTGTTCGTCGTCTCCAAGGATGCCGCCGCGGGGACGCTGGTGATTGATCTCGGCTAAAGTCGGGGCGCGCCTCGACCTCAACTACTGAAAAGGAGCAAATTTATGGGACTCAAGAGACTGGCCAAGGAAATGTACCAGGAGGCGCGCCTGAAAGGGATGACCTTCAGCGAACTTCTGGCTGCGGAATCGCCGTCGCAAATGGAGGGGCTGGACGCCTTCGAGTTCGCCCTCTACACGCGCGATATCAATTTGAAGAAAGACACGGTGGAGAAGTTCTATCGCACGAAGGAAGACTCCATATTATTCCCGGAGTTCATCAACCGCAATGTCCGGGTCGGCATGGCGGGGCTGGGCCGGTTCGATCTGACCCTGGAGGAGATGATCGCCACGATCACCACGATCGACAGCGGCGTCTATGACTCGGTCAAGGCCGAGTTTGATACCAAGAAGATCGATTTCAAGCGGGTTGCGGAAGGCACGCCCTTCCCGACGGTCACGATCACCAGCGGGAAAAACTCCATCCGCCTGGCGAAGATCGGTGTGGCGCTGGACGCCACCTACGAGGTCTTGCGCCGGATGAAGCTCCCTCTCATGGCGATCCACATGCAGCTCATCGGCAAGCGGCTGGCCAAGCGGATGGTCGCCTACGCCATTTACAACATCATCAATGGCGACGGCAATGACAACGCGGCGCCCGCGACCGATGCGACTGCGATCAGCTACGAGAACCTCCTGGACTTCTTCCTGGACATGGACAGTTGGGAGGCTACCGTCTGGACCGCCAAGAAGGCGGCCCTCAAAACGGTTTTGAAGCTCGATGAGTTCAAGGACCCCCAGCTATTCGACACGGCCGCCACTGGCAATTTGGCCAGGGTGTTCGGCTACCAGGTGAAGCGCTTCAACTGGGCGGAGACCAGCCTGGGCGATGACCTGATCATCCAGATCGACAAGTCCGCGGCCCTGGAGCTGGTCAAGGAAAACGGGGCGGAGCTCGTGGAGACCGACAAGATCATCGACCGGCAGATGGAGAAGACCGTGATCTCCCAGGTCGTGGGCTTCTCGCGGATCTTCCAGGATGCCGCGCAGGTCTTCACCGTGGATACGAGCTCCGCGGAATAGAGGGGCAACATGGCCACGATTATCGACATGGTGAAAAACCGGCTTCCCGACGAGGCGGCGCTGTTTGCCGCCTCGCTCGGGACCTTCATCGAGGAGGCGACAGCCGAGGCCGGTTACGAGGAGACCGCGGAGGCGGACCTCTCCACCCGGCAGAAATCCCTCGTGGCCGACATGGCCGCCAGGGCGCTCATCATGCCGGCCATGTCGAAATACAAGAAGGACCTCGAAGAGGCCGAGGGAGACGGCGCCGGCCGGGCCAAATTTGCCGACAAGCTGCGGTTCCTCCAGGAGATGAAGCGGGACCTGGAGAAATCTATTGTCGATCGGAAGGCGGCCCTTTCCACGGCCGCCGATGCCGGCATACCGATGGTGGTTGTGGAATGACGGACCTTCTTACTAAAGAAAATGTTGATCAGTTTCGGGCGGCCATGCGCGACCTGACTGATACATTCCACACGGCGCCGGTCAGCCTGCTTCCGGCTGCCGGGGGGCAGGTGGATCTCCTGGCCGGCCTGGTGCCCGACGGCGATCTGCACGGCGATCTGCACGTGCAGGAAGACCGGCGGGAGACGGTGGAGCGCTGGATCGTGTCCTTCAACCGGGATTATCTGCTGGAACAAGGGTTGGTGAACGCAAACGATCTCCTGCTGATCGGCTTTGAGGACCGGATGATTATCAAGGGGAGGCGATTCGTCGTGATCTCGATCGCAGATAAGGGTCTTTTCCGGGGCGTGCCGATCCTCGTGCGGATCAAGGTGGCGAGGTAGTCATGGCCGAACGGTCGCTGACGGGAGACTGGGATTCGCTGAAGCGGGTCCTGGATCAGGCGAGCCCGAAGATAAGAAGCGAGAGCCGGAAGCGAATCGGGCGCCAACTGAAAAAGATCGAGGCCAGGGTGCTCAAGCACATCGACAGCCAGGACCTGAACTGGGCAAAGCTGAGCGATCCATACGCCAGGAGAAAGGAAAAATTGGGGCTGTCCCCGGATACCCTCCGTGCCTCCAACCAGATGTATCAGAACATCACGACCCATGTCGAAAACGCGTATGAGGGCGCAGTGGGGGTGAAGCGGGGAGTAAAGACGAAGGATGGGGCCGAGGTGACGGATATTGCTCTGATCCACGAGCAGCCCGATGATGACGGGGAAAAGATCCCGGCCCGGAAGTTGTGGCAGCCGACGTTCGACGAGGTCAAAGAGGAAGTCGCGGCGGAATTGAAGGGAATCGCCATCGAGGTATTCAAAAAATGATCCTGACATGCCGGACATTTCTGACCGCGCGCCTGAAGGAATTGCTCCTTCCGGATGGAACGACGCATCCCTTCAGCTACGGGCCAGCCCGAAATATCTATTTTGAGGAGTTGCCCCTGGACTTCCTGAAGGACAATGATTATGCGGCGGTCTGCCTGGATCTCCGCGACACGCACAAAAAATCGGGACAGGTGATTGCTAAATCGCGCAATGAGGCGCTGACCGAATTGACCGTCACCCGGCGGCGCTACGATCGAGTGATCCTATACCGCTGTCTCCTGTATGCGCTCCGTCCGGACGATCTGTGGGGAGCGGGAGAGTATATTGGATTGACCGAACAGTTGGGCAAGAGGATCGCTGATTTCAGATGGATTGCCGATTCCGACAATAGCGCCATTCGGGTGACGGTACAGGACCAGGCCCGTCCCTGGAACGCGGATGAAGAGATGGACAGGAAACTGCGCAGGCCGAAGCTGGCCATTGTGCGCGTGGAGTTCGCGGGCGGCATCCAGAAAACGGAGACACAGCCGCTCATTCCGAGCGTGGAGATCACGCCGAACGTCGTATCGTGAGAAAGGAGAGCAGTTATGGCGAAGAAGAACAGAGAAGCGGGGACGTCGATGGTCGCACCGCACCCGCCGACTACCGGCGGACTCAAACCGGTGGAAGAGCTGGCGGCGGAACGCGGGATGAACCCGGCCATCCTGGCCGGCCTGCAACGGGCGACCGGATGGGCGCCCGGCAAGCAGGTTAGACCTGACGAATTCGAGGCCGCCGCCAGGGCGTTCGAGAACCGCCGCATGGGCGGAGGCAGGATCTAATTTCAGCAGCATCCGGTGGGAACCGAATTGAAAGGAGCACAACATGATCAGAGACGTTTTTGAATTCTTAGTCGATGGCACCAGCGGCATCGCCCCGGGCGGGGTCGACGGGGCCTGTATCGTTGCCGGGGTCTGCTCTCTGGGCGAAGTGGGAAAAGGCTATCTGCTCGGGAAATCCTCGAATCTGGAGGGGCTCCTCGGCGTCGGTCCCCTGCCGGATCGGCTCCGCGACGTGTTTGCCGCGGGCGGTCAGGCGCCGGTGGTTATCGCCGTTCCCGTGTCCGGACAGGCCGGCGGCTATATCACGCCGGTGGTCCATGTGGGCGAAGGACCGGATGGCACCGTCAGCGGCACCCCGGTCAAGAATGCCGAGGCGGTCGTATCGATCGTCGAGGGAGGCGCGCTCGGCACTGCGACATGCAAGGTCTCGGAGGACGGCGGCACTACGTTCGGGGATACGATCACCGTACCGGAGAACGGGCAGGTCGCGATCGGCACGACCGGCGTCACGCTGGTGCTGGCGGAGGGCGTCCTGGTCGCCGACGAGACCTATGTCTTCCTGATCCGGTCTCCGATCGGTCCCATCACGAAAGTCGGCACCGGAGCCGCAATCATCGCGGCAGGCACGGTCACGGCAGCCGCTGATGTACGGCTGTTGATCGTCACCTCCGGCGTTCGCAACGAAGCGACGTATCAGCTCTCCCTCGACGGCGGCGACAATTACGGCGCCGTCCGCACCATCCCGGTGGATGGACTGATCGCCTGCGGATCCACCGGGGTTACGATCACCATTCCGGTGGACGCCGTGGTGGCCGGCGACGTGTACAGCTTCGAGATCCTCGAGCCGGCGCCCACTATCGCCTCCGTGCTGGAGGCCCTGGAGACGCCCCTTGCCCTCTACGACGTGGAATTCGTCTATGTCGTCGGCCCGTCCGACTCCGTCGACTGGGCCGCACTGGGGGTGCAGGCTGATACGCTGTGGAACGCCCACAGGCCGACCTGGTTCCTGACCGAGGCGAGGCTGCCCTATGCGGACGAGGATCTCGATGACTGGGTTGCCGCCCTCGTTGCCGAGAAGGCCGCATTCGCCCACCGGTTCGTTTCGGTGGTCGCGGCATTCGGCGAGATCTCCGATGCGACCGGGAAAAGGATCACCCGCAATGCGGCGGGGCTGGCCGCCGGCAGGCTGCTGGCTATCCCGGTCATGCGGGCGCTGGGACGGGTGCGGGACGGCAACATCTCCCAGCTCGCACTTCCGGCCCTCTATACCGAGGGGCATCAGGCCACGCTGGAGACTGCCTGCTACATCACCGCGCGCCGGTACGCCGGTCTCGCCGGCGTGTACTGGGGCGATGAAAAGACGCTGGCCGAGCTGACCAGCGACTACCAGTATCTGACCGTGCTCAGGACCGTGTTCAAGGCGGTCAGGAAGGCCCGGCTCGCGGCGCTCAAGAGCATGTACGACGAGGCCGGAGACGCGATGATGGGCGGCGAGGCGGACGGGCTGACCTACCTGAAGGCCAGCATGGAGGCGGCGATCAACACGATGGCGGCGGCCGTACCGCGCGAGCTGGCCGGGTCCCGATTCACCATCCCGCCCGGCCAGGACATCGTCAACAACGGCGTAGCGGTGGAGATGACGCTGATCGGGATCCCGATCATCCGCACAATCAAGCTGTTCGCCAATTACGCATACGCGGGAGGCGCGTTCGATCCCAGGCTGCAGTAGCGGGCCGGGGTCAGCGACGCACGCAGGAAAGGAGCGCATATGATCAACGGATGTCAATACGACTGGGAGAGCGTGACAATAGTGATGCAATCAGGTGTGGCTATCGGGATCACCAACATCAGCTACAAGGATGAGCGGCCGGTGGAGCCGCGCTACGGTAAAGGGTCGGTCCCGCGCGGTTACGGCCGGAAGAATTACAAGGCCGACGGGAGCATGGAACTTGATCTGCTGGAGGCGGAGCTCCTGCAGGCGGCCCTCGGGATGTCCTACTACAAGGCGCAGCCGTTCCCGATCATTGTCAAATATGCGAATCAGGATCAGCCCATAGTGGTCGATACGCTGCCGGACTGCAAGATCACCAAGGTCGACACGAGCGCCAAGCAAGGAGACGAGGTGGTGGGCGTCCGGAAGTTCGATTTCGTCATCCTATCGCCGATCAAGTGGGGCGACGTGGGGGCGCTCGACGCGATCGGAGAGTTCCTGAAGGAAAAGGTGACGCTGTAGAAACATAAAACGAAGCGAAGGAGGATGTCATGGAGCAAAAGCAAGAACTGCCTAAAGTAGTAGTTGAGGCCCAGGCGGCCGGGAAAACCATCCTGGTGCTGACCGGTGATGACGGCCGTACTTATTATTTTCTGAAGCCCGGCGGCAAAGATATCGAGCGGTTCATTGCGACCGCCGTCAAGGGCAGGGCTGCCCTTGCCGCCCGAAACCTGGTCCTGGAGATGGCCCTTTCACCGAACTCGGCGGAGGTGGCCAAGGAGTTCGAGGAGACGCCCGGACGGATGGTGGCGTTGAATAACGCCCTGCAGGCCGCCGTCGGGATGAACGAGGAGTTCAACGCAAAAAAGTTGTAAGGCTCCGCGAGGAGCTCGCCGGCAATTCCATCAGGCAGATGGGGGTCCTGATCCGGCATTATCTCGGGGTTGAGCCGCCCCAGGACCTGGAGGAACTGCTGGAACTGTATGCGGAGGCGTTGTTCCTGGAGGATCGACAGATTGCGGTGATGGCGGCCGCGATCGGCAAGGCGTTCAGCGGGAAACAATAGCAACATGGAAAGCATCTTCAAACTCGGCATTCTGCTCCGGGTCGTTGACCTGGTCTCCGGCCCGATCAGCCAGATCTCACGCAGCATGGAGACACTCCGCGCCAAGGCGGAGAAGCTCCAGCCCATGTTCGATAAGTTCAAGGATTACGGGAAATGGATCGCCGGCGCCGGCGCTGCCGTGGCGCTGGGCCTCGGGGTCACGGTGACGCAGTTTGCGACCCTGGAGGAGGCGCAACTGCGCCTGCGCACCACCCTGATGGATTCCGCCGGCGTCGTCGGGGCGGAGTATGAGAAACTCAATGCCCTGGCCGATCGACTGGGCACCGCGCTTCCCGGATCCACCCAGGACATGGTCACGATGTTCATCGCCCTGCGGGAGCAAGGCGTGCAGACTAACCGGATCCTGAGCGGCACCGGTGAAGCGGCCGCCAAGTTCGCGGCGTTGATGAAGCTCGGTTTCGCCGAATCGGCGACCCATGTGGCAAAATTCAGCGAGAGCATGGGCGTTGCCGATGAGGATATGGTCCGGTTCATGGATCTGCTGCAGCGCGTGAAGTACGCCTCCGGCGTGGAGGTGGGGGACCTCGCCTTTACATTCAAGCATCTCGGGGGCTCGCTGAAGCTCCTGGGCCTCCAGGGGCTGGATGCGGCCCGGGATGTCTCCACCATCGTCGGGGTCCTCGCCTCTGCGGGGATCGAGGGAAGCACCGCCGGCACCAACATGGCCCAGGCGCTGTCCCGCATGGCCGAAGTCGGCCACCGCCTGGACCGCGGGCAGGTTGCCAAGCTCGTGGGGCCAATGCTCGATCAGCACCAAATCAAGCTCGACTTCTTCACGGAGTCGGGCGAATTCAAAGGTCTGCGGCCGATGGTTGTCGAGCTCGAGAAGCTAAAGGCGCTGAACCCCCAGGATTTGACCACTACGCTGAAGAAGCTCTTCGGCGATTACGCGGCGCAAAACCTGGCTATCCTGCTGAAGGCCGGCGTCGCCGGTTACGACCAGATGCTGGAGCGGATCCGGCAGCAGGCGGACATGGAGATGAAGATCCAGGAAATCATGTCCGGGACAAAAATGCAGTGGGAGACGCTCACCGGCACCGTCTCCAATCTGATGACCCATATCGGCGCGGTTGTTTCCAAGGTCAGTTTCCTGCCCGGCATCCTCGCCCGGCTGAACGATCTGGCCGGAGGCCTCGATGACTGGGTGGTGGCACACCCGAAAACAGCGGGCATCATCGGCGGCGTGGTGATCGCGCTGACTACCCTGGCCTTGGTCTCAGGGGGACTGCTACTGACCATCGGCATCGGCGGAACGCTCGTCACGAAGATGGTCGTAGGGTTCGGCTTTTTGATCAAGGCGGTCGAGATGATAAAGGTCGCCGCCCTGGCGGCCACGCCGGCCATCTGGAGCATGACAGTAGCGCTCCTGTCCAATCCCATGACCTGGATCGTGGTCGGCGTCGTCGCGGCCGTGGCGGCCATGGGCGCCGCCATCGCCTGGATGTATCGCCGGGTCGAATGGTTCAGGAACCTGATGAACAGCTTCCTGTTCTTGCTGGGATTCAGCTTGGGCACGATCGTCAAGGCGTGGATCACGCTCGCCCAATGGATATTTCAACCATTCCAGGCAATCTGGTCGATCATCGATCGCGTGATCGGCATATTGCCCCGGATAGCCGGTTCCGTCTCCGACGCCTTGGCAGGCGTGCTGAATGCCTTCCCGGCGATTTTAAGCAGGCTGTACCAATCTGGCCGCAAGATCATATCCACCGTGGTGGACGGAATCATCTCCATGGCCTCTGGTCCGGTGGACGCGGTCAAAGCGATTTTTCAGCGGGTGCGGGAGATGCTGCCCTTCTCCGATGCGAGAGAAGGGCCGCTGTCCCAGTTGACCCTCTCCGGGAAACGGATCATGCAGACGCTGGAGGCGGGGATCTCCTCGGCGGCGCCGGGCCTGCGTAACGCCATGGCCGCGGGGCTGGCCGGAGCTGCGTTGACCACGTCAGTGGCCATCAGCCCGCCGCCGGTCATAGCTGACATAGAAAGGCCCGCAATCTCCACCCAGGCGGGAGTTGGCGCCACAGTGCAGGCGGCGTCGGGTGGACGCAGCATTGTGGTGCATATTAATAAAATAGAACTCCCCGGCGTGACGAACGCCCAGGACTTTATTGTGCAGCTCCAGGAGATGGTGGAGGGCTACGATGCCGAGTGATGACTATCTGACATTCGCGGACGGAGAGGTCCGGCTGGGAAATAAAATCCTTCCGGGCGAATTCGTTTCCCTGACCATCAACGGGGACGTCAAGTTCGACCATGTCGAACAAGACCATATGAGCGGCCGGCCCACTATTCCTAAAGGATGGGAAGCCGTCGATATCAGGCTGACCCTGGATCTGCTCACGGATGATGAAAAGAGCAACTGCTATGCCAAGCTGGAGGAGATCAATGACCTGTTCAAAAAAGCGGACCGGAGGGCAGATCCGAAAATCTACACCGTCACCGGACGTCATCTGCATGCCAGGGGAATCAGACGGGTGATATTCGCGGGACTATATTCGGACGAGGACGATCAGAGCGACGTTATCCGGGCCACCCTCTGCTTTTTAGAGCATCTGCCTACGGTCGTTAAGCGGGAGAAGCAAGTCAATGCGACGACGGCGGCCGCC